ACCTAATAAAGATAGTAAGCAGTGGTTTAAAGCTATGGATTACGCAAGAATAGTATATTCAGGAAGAATAGCTTATGATCTCACAGAAGGATCAACACATTACCACGCTACTTATGTTAAACCTTCATGGGCTAAAACTAAGACAAGAACAACAAGAATAGAATCACATATATTTTACAGATGGGAAAAATGATGGTATTAAAAGATGGTCCATTAAAGACAGCAGCAGAAGATAATGATGGTGTTATCAAACAAGAACTTATAAACTATCGAATCGTAGATGGTATGTTGTATAAAGAGGTGGTTACTCGTCAATTTCGAAGCGATGGTGATTATACTGATCACACGACAACAACACCTTTAACGCGAGTTGAGATGACAATGCCAGATTTGAGTAATAAAATACCTGGAGCAACAGGAAAATAATTGAAAAAAAGCATGTACATTTCAGTTTTTATATGGTAGAATATATTATATTGATTAAAAAATGAGGAGAAATTAATGTTAGATACGATTTTATTAATTATTTTAGTTGTTGCGCTTTTTATCACTGTTAGATTTTGCATATACGGAGACGAATAATGGCTATCAAGAAGAAAAAAACAAAAAGAATAACAGCTCGAGCCTCAAAAAGTGGAATTGGTGCAGTACCTTTCGCTAAAGGTTTCGAACATGTAATAAGATACTTTCACGAAGATGTCGATAAGAAAGATATTAGTGATTTAACACGTTCTTTCGTCAAGAAGAACTTCAAAAAGGTAGATGCTAAAAACATACTAGCAAATCCTGAATATTCTTTTAGCATGTTCACACACCATGGAGCAACAGCTTATTGGTCAGAACTTGTAAAGACTGACGAAAAATACGATAGCGAAGTATTTCAACAGTACCTTAAAGGATTTAAAACTTATCTAAGCAAGATAAATCTTGATGGTGCTAGAATTATAAAAGAAAAAGAATTCGAAAAGAAATTAAAAGGCAATGTTGTTACATTATCACCTATGCAAAGATTGCAGAATAAGATTAATGAAACGATTATGCAAGACCTTTTAACTTTAGAAGATGAATGGATTGATGGACAAGAGACGAGTCTCGATGTATACAATCAATTCAAGTTACACGGGTTGGGTGGATCTGCTACCATTCCCGTTCGAACGATGATTGAGGGATGGCTACTAGATTATGAGGATGCCTATCTTAAACGATGTGCTGACGCTGTTGAAGGTTATTCACATTTGAAAAAGTCTGAACTCAATCGTCGTGTCACAGAATGTAAAGCAATGTTAGAAGACTTAGATAAAATCAAGTCTGCTACAAAATCTTTACGAAAAGTTAGGATTAAAAAGCCACAATCTGCTATCAAACAGGTAGCAAAACTTAAGTATCAAAAAGAAGATGCAACGTTTAAGTTGGTTTCAACTAATCCTTTAAATGTAATTGGTAGTGTAAGACTCTTTGTCTTCAATACTAAATATAAGAGGTTAGCTGAGTATGTTACTCAAGATCCTAAAGGCTTTATCATCAGTGGTAGTACCATTAAAAACTTTGATAAAGAATTAAGTCGAGAATGCACACTCAGATCATCTCAACTCGGGTTTATTCAGACCGTTATGACGAAGACTCCAAATCAAGTTGATAAAGCTTGGACAGAAGTCTTAAAGACTAAAGTGACTTCACCAAATGGTAGAATGAATGATAATACAATTTTATTGAGGACTGTTAATAAATGATAATAGAAGATCAATTTTTAACTAAGAGTAAATTTACTAAGCTCATAGAACGAACAGTAAGTGAGCTTGGTATAAATTATATGGATGCAATACTACACCTTTGTGAAAAGAATAGTATTGATCCAGAAGATGTTAAGAAGTTTGTTTCACCGATCATCAAAAGCAAAGTAGAAGCTGAAGCGATGAACTTAAACTTTTTACCTAAACTAAACACATTAGATAGCGCATTTGCTGATTAATGTGTATAAATAGATGTACATTTGTTTCAATACAGTGTATAATAATACAGTTAATATTTCAGTTATATAAGGATATACAATGTCATTTCAAAATTTAAAACGTAATAAAGATCAAATATCAAAACTAATTCAAGCAGCTGAAGCCACATCTGGTGGAGGCGAAAAAAAATCCTACGCAGATGAACGAATATGGAAACCAACAGTTGATAAAGCTGGTAATGGTTACGCTGTTGTTAGGTTTCTTCCAGCGATGGAAGGTCAAGAACTTCCATGGGTTAGATATTGGGATCATGGCTTTAAAGGGCCAACAGGATTATGGTATATTGAAAACTCTTTAACTTCTATTGGTCAACCTGATCCAGTAGGTGAACTTAACTCTCGTCTATGGAATACAGGTATCGAGTCTGATAAAGATCGAGCTCGAACACAGAAAAGAAGATTACATTATGTGACTAACATCTTAGTTCTTCAAGACTCTGCAAATCCCGACGCAGAAGGTAAAGTGTTCTTATTTAAATTTGGTAAAAAGATCTTTGATAAAATCATGGATGTAATGCAACCACAATTTGCAGATGAAGAGCCAGTAAATCCATTTGATTTTTGGGAAGGTGCAAACTTTAAACTCAAAATAAGAAACGTCGAAGGTTATAGAAACTACGACAAATCAGAGTTTGATAAAGCATCATCTCTATATGATGCAGATGAAACAAAACTCGAAACTGTGTACGATACGATGCACCAACTCGATGAGTTTGTAGATCCTAAAAGCTACAAAACTTATGACGAACTCAAAGCAAAACTGCAAAGAGTTCTTGGTGAAAATACAGATTCATTAGGTGAAATGTCTATGAGACAAGAGGCACAAATGAATCAACCAACAGCTGCACCTATGGCAGCAGCAAATGTCGAAAGTGTTGATACTCTTGTTAAAGAAGAGAAAGAAGAAGACGACACAATGTCTTACTTCGCAAAGTTAGCACAAGAAGGCTAAATGAAAGGGTCGTTACTTAATAAACGCGCGAGGGACCACGGTCAGTCCCTCACTACGAATTCAGTTTTGGTCGACGGACCAAATGGTGTAGTGCAAGGAAACGCGTCTTACCAAGAGGCGTAACTTGATTGTTCAGGCGTGGTAGCCAGGTTCAAGCTTTAGCGAGTAAGGATCACATCGCTCTCCCGAGCGGGAACAAGTTCTAGGGGTATGAGAAGAATGGTATCTTTGTCGACCTAGTTGGAGGTGAAACCCAAGTCCTCCCTACACATTATAATCTTAATATCTTATGAGCAAACCACTTCAAAAATCTTTTGATAGAAGTTTTTATCCACGTATCGAAGAAGTGTCTAATTAATCTAATAACGATTAATATTGGTGAGGATATTACATCAAACAATAATAAGAAAGCATCAACGAATAAATCGATAAGACTATCGACATTCCATAGTTCTTTGAATCTGTTCTTAAATCGTTGCCACACCGACTTATCTCACGGGTCTAAATTCAAAATTTTGTGTGTTGAACCCTAAATTATCAGCAGCAATCATAGCTTGAGAATTAGTATAACTATTGTTAGTTGTACTACTTAAATCTTTATTATCAACCATAAAACCTGGATTATTTTTTAGAGCAACTGCAAGTTCTGCGATATCTCTTTCAGTTCTACTCAACTGATCTGTCATAGTAATTATTTTTTGTTCACGTACTGCGCTACTTTGAATAGATAATCTTAAAGCAGATTGTTTGTTTTCTAATTCAGCTAATCTAGCTCGAGCTTCTGTAGCACTATTGATACCAGGATTCAAATCACCAAACGTTGCAAGTTTCATAGCATCGAAGTTACCAGTTCTAATCATCTCTTCGATTCTTTCGATTTCTTTTCTATTTTTTATAGCGCGACGTATGTTAACCATACGACCAGTAGATTCTGGTTGAAGTCGGCTATCGGTCCGACCTTCCAATTCACCTGTTAATAATCTTTTTTGTTCTTGAAGATCTGATAGTCGTTTTTGACCTGCTGTCTTCAAAAAGTCAGGTGCCACAGCTGACATCAACGGAAACTTGCTTATAATAAACTTTACAGCACCTAAGAAAAAATCTTTAAGGCCATTTACCACACCCTTTAAAACTTGTTTTCCTATTCCAACAGGATCTTTTATGAATTCAACTATTCCGTCTATGATAGCTATAATTGCATTAGGTATGGCTTTAATTGCTTTTACAAAATCAAATTCTTCTAGAAATTTAGTCGCAAAGTTTGTAGGTTTACCTGTTTCAGTATCATATCCAATACCAAGTTTTTTAAGAGCGCCTGTAAATAAGCTTTTCAATAAATTAAGTGGTGCACCAAGGAAATCACTTATAAATCCAGTTACTCCTGCAACTATCTTCTCAAAAGTTGATCCTTCTTTATCTGTATATGCGTCGATTCCAGCCTTTAAAGAGAAAATTATACCTACAGGCCATAAGATTCTTTTAGCTACAACTCCTATCATTCGACCTACGGATCCCAAACCACCGGCTAAAGCTGCAGCACCACTTCCTATACCTAAAAATTTTAAAAATGTTAGTAAACCTTTACCGCTAGTTTTAAAAAATGTTTCAATCCCATCGCCAATAAGCTTTATTGGCATAAGTAATTTACCTATGAAACCTGTAACTTTTGATATGACAGGGGTTTTAAATAAACCATCAGCACCACGTACAACTATTGGTTTTCCATCAGCTCCTAATCCAAATACTTTCAGAATATTTGTTTTTATTCCTTTAAATTTGTCTATTATCTGAGTCGTAATTGGTGTTGCAAGACCTGATCCAGGACTATTAAACTTTTTTAACGTCGCATCAAGTCCAAGTCCTCCTAATATGGCGGTTCTTAAGGATCTGAAACTATTAGTTAAGTTTTCACCAACACCGAGTTTAATGTTCTTTATTGCTTTAAGCGCACTAAGTTCCCATCCTCTTAAACCAGATAATGCACCACCAATTGCTAATAAAGAACCTGCGAGCCCAGTCTTTGAAAATAGTAATGGTAAGAAACCGATACCTTTAGTATCCTTTGAAGTTGTACCTCCAGCTGCAGCTGCAACTTTATTAGATTCTTTTCGCTTTTCTCTTCTGTCTTCTAAGTCATCGAGTCTCTGTTGAGCAAGACCGTCAAAAAACTTATTCATACGATCATTTAAGGCGGCAACTGATTTTCCTACAGCTTCAAGACCTGAAGAATTTTCAGCTTTATTTTGTTTGAGTTGTTTAACAACATGTTCAAAAGTTTCGTTAGCCATTTCCTGTTTCCTGTCTCAGTTTTTCTTCTTTAAGGTGCTCGTTCAAAAGACTTAGATATATTTCCCGTTCCCAAGGTATCATTTCCTCTATCTCATTCAATGAATAATTCCAATTTTGCATCAAACTAAAATTTAATTTATAATAGTTTTCTAGCGTATTATGAGATAGAGCTATCCTAAAAAACTTGACATACCCTCCACATTAGTTACATTATCATGATTACAAGATACGCATTTAAATTTAATTTCATGTTGAAGTTTAGGCATACTTTCTATAAAATCACGTACTTTACCAAACTGCGTGCTAGTCATTGATTCTATAAACTCATCGAGTTCTTGACTACTAACTTCTTTTACGTTTATACGTTCATCTTCAGTAAGTATAGCTTTAAAACAATACTTCATGATGTCGAATATTTGTTCTGCACTGACGTTTTCAGCATCTAAATTTCCAGATTGTACTAGATCTTTGAAAGCTGGCCAATCAACTTCTAACTTTATATTTTCATCTAGCGTCAGTACCTTATCAACTTTAGGCACATCAACCGTAATATCGTCTAACTTCACTTCGATTTCGTTTATATGTTCACAACTCTGACAAGCAAGGCCTATCTTTGATGTTTCTCCAACACTCTTTGATCTTATCTGTAAAAACATATATTCAACATCAAATGATGTTAACTTATTATCATTAACTTTGTCAACCACACAAGCATTAATGGTATCTAATAAAGAGTTCATGATCGTTTTAGGATCTTGGCTCTCCATAGCTATCATTAATGTTTTTTCCTCTTTCATAAGGAAAGGTCTAAAATTCACCTTTGTATTTAATGACGGGATTGTCATCTCATACTTAGGTGAACTATTTAATTTTGGTAAAGCCATTATTTATTCACTCCTTAAAAACCAATTTTAAAACTTCCGCCGACGTCTACGCCAAACTTTTTACCTATATTAAAGTCATTAGCTAATTTATTAATACTTGCTCCTCCATCTGGTAAAAACTTACCAGCCAAATCTCTAAATTTAAAATCTCCGCTGATACCTAACATATCACCAAAAGGACCAAAGTCAAAGCTAAATTGTGATGGTCTATTCTTTCTCCAGTTAGTATATGAAAACTGTACTTGGAGTTCTACAATTCCATCTGCATCATTATTTAAATCTATACCTCCAACAGTTGTTGGAAATGCATCAATTAATTCTACTGAATACACCGAATTTCTCATCATTGTACCAGGTATCTTTGGTATTTCTATATCCTTTCCAGCTTTAATATTAAAAGGTCCAATATTAAAGTTAGCACCCAGATGAAATGATGGTACTGCTTCTTCGAGCTGGTGTATTACGATTTTCTTTTGATAACTCTTTTTATATCTTGCTGTATGAGAATCTTCATCAATAGTTGAATCTCTCCAAGCATCGAAGTATTTCTTTATCGAATAATCTTTTAACATCAAGAAACTCATACTCACATCTTCAACAGCATATCCATACGCAATCTTTTCAAACTCCATACCGATCCTTCTGTCAGCTGTTAGTATCTGTTTTCCTGGTAACCTTGCTGATCGACATAATATGTTCATCTCTTCTGTAGAAACTCCAGCAAGAGGAGGTAATTCTACTAAAAATCTATTGGGTCTTGCAAGACCGCCTCTTTGTTGTATCTTCGACTTAAGATTGTCTATTGAATCTGTCATAGTAGTTTCCTCGAATCTTTATAAACCTTATCAACACTTGCACCTCTGAAGTCAGCCATAGGAAGAAAAGTTGCTATCTCCCATTCTGGTTTTTCAACTAAAGCAAATCTACTTCTTACTTGAGTTGTGAGGTATCTCTTTCTTGCAGGTGCTATGTACTTTTCTGGGATACCGCTTTTCGCACTTCCTAAAACTGCATCTAAAAGCTTTGCTCTTACAACAGGTGGAAGATAATGTAAATTTAATCCATAAAATCCTTTTTCGGCTGGACCTAACATTATTACAAGTGGAAATGCATCAAAATACGGTAACTTATCTTTATGCTTTGCGTCGTAGATATACATATACATCTTTCCTAAAGGTGACGCAGCAGTTGTTGGTCGACCTCTTAAACTTAAAGCTTCATCGTTCATTATATCTTTTCTATCCATACGAGCGTATCTTCCACGAAATAACTGTCTCGCTTTATCACGGAACCAATTGATAGATTCTTTCGTACGTGGTGTAATACCAGCACGAAATGCTTCTATTTCCATTTGTCTAAATAAACTCTCTCCAGCCATGTTTGTATTTATAACTATTTTTTACGTTTTCTGGAGTATGGCCTTAATCGTTTTAATGGCTTTAATTTGCCAGGTACAGGTTTTGCTAATAAACCCATTTCTTGTAATGTTTTCTCTGTCCAAATTTGAAACTCCCAACCTCGATCTTTACAATAACCTTCAGCAGCTTCCCATTTATTCATGTTCTTAACGTATGTATAACCTTCAACGATATACTTACGTGTCCTTTTTGGTCCTGTTGGTGGTTCTGTCTGTATGGCTGGTTTTATTTCTACTAAGATGGTCTTATCTTCCATGACGATCTTTACATCAGGGAAGTAACGATGATATTTCTTATCAGCTTCATAGTAGTACGGAACTATGGTTTCTTCAGAGGACCAAGCTTTTACTTTAGGGTTTTCATCACACCACTTAAATACTTGTTTCTCCCAAAGAGATCTATAAATAACATTATCAAAATCACCTTTATATTTCGATAAGTTCTTAACTTTAAATTTACCAGAATATGCCATCTTTTTATATAAATATCTTAAAATTATATATAAAGGAAACTCATGGCAGGCGATAATTATAAAGTTAACGGAGGAACAGCGTTAAGGTTTCCTATCGACCACAATCCATTTCATAGGTCAAAGGTGAAGTTTCAAGCTATAAAAGTTAATCCTCCAGGTCTAAATATTACACTGAAAGTAGACGGGTCTGGTGTAGGTGGTGTAGCCCTCGCTAAAGGCAAAGATAATGGATTTAGAAGACTAACACATGATCCACTCGGTGGAGAAGTTGCTAATATACATCTTCCTATGAGTTTTGCAGTTAATGATAATTTTGAATATTCAGGTGCTGAATTTAAAAATTCTTTGACTATAGCGGGTGCTGCTGCGTTCGAACAAGGTAATGAAGCAGTTGAATCTATGAAAAGAGCTTTGTCAGATACCACACAATCATTTGCCAATTTTTTTGCTGGTCAAAAATCTTTGACAGGTACTGCTGCAACTTTATCAGCGCTAAGAGCTGGTGAATTATTTTCATCAATTGGTGCTTCAGGTCTTGCAAATACATTAAGCGTAATAGGTAAAGTAGCATTACACCCAAACATACGAAATAGATTTACTGGTGTAAGTCTACGTTCATTTAGTTTTGCTTTTAAGTTTGTGCCAAAATCTGCGAGAGAAGCAATGGAAGTGAAAAAAATAATTAAGTTTTTTAGATTTCATGCCTATCCCAATCAAATTCCACCTGATACGAGTTTTGGTGTAGGTTATGAATATCCAAGTATGTTTAAGATACAACTATTATCTGGAGCAGGAGGAAACTTTAAGAATGTAGGTACACCTATAAAGTTTTCGTATCTTCGAAGTATATCTACTAATTATAATCCTACAACTCCAGTCTTGCACGACGATGGATCACCTACAGAAATCGATCTATCTCTGACATTTACAGAACATAAGACACTTAACAGAGCAGATATTCTTAAAGAAGGAACTGATGCATTTTATGAAATGGGTGGAGATGTTAACAAAGAGACAAATATGCAATTGCAAGATATAAAAAAGCCGTCAGATGAAATACCATATAAAGGACCTTCGGGTATAGGTACGGCCGTGGAGAATCTCCCATGACATATTTTCAAGACTTTCCAACAATTGAATATAAGTTTGGTGAAGAAAAAACCACTGACTTATTTCGCAATATCGCTATATATTCAGATGTAGTAGATCAAGTTCGCAATGCAATTACTGCTTATCAAGATTATCAAATACAACCCGATGAAAGACCAGATCAAGCGTCATATAATATTTATGGATCAGTCAATTACTATTGGACATTTTACTTAATGAACCCGCATTTGCGTGAAAGGGGATGGCCTCTTTCGCGACAGACTGCATTTGAAAAAGGAACAAAAGATTATGATCAATTAATACTTACAACTCGAACAAAACTTACTGATAAATTTAAAGTTGGTCAAACTGTTAGTGGTAATTCAAGTGGTCACACTGGCAACATAGTACATAGAGAACTTGACTTGGGTCAATTATACATAGGTAGTAATACAGGCAACTTTACTGCAGGTGAAAATATACAATCAACGAATAGCAGCGGAGTGGTTGAAACGATAGTTTTAAATAGCACTGAATTACAGGTTAACGCTGCTCATCACTATGAAAATGCTTCAAAGGATGTTGTTGATATTGATCCAGAAGTAGGGCCTGGGGCTGGTATTACAGAAGTAACGTGGTTGGAAAGACTAATAGCACAAAACGATGAGTTAAGACAAATAAAAGTAATAAGGCCAAATAATATTAGACAGGTAAGCGATGCATTTAAAGATGCGCTTAAAATATAATGATAGCACCACTCTCGTATGTCGTAACATTAGACAATCCTGATAGGATTCCTGAACCAGTCGACATAACATTTGCAACTACAGACATTGACATCTATGAACACATAGACCTACCATTCCTTACAGCAACGATAATTTTAATCGATGAGATGAACTTCTTCGAACGCATTGATATCATAGGCGGAGAAAAAGTTAAGATTGATTTAAAAAGTGTAAGAGGACAAGCTCCTGTAGAAGATGATACTAAAGTAAAAAACGTCATAAAAGATTTTATCGTTACTAGTGTAAAAGCTACAGCT